GTCAGTATCTTGAAATCTGCGCTGAGGACGATATGAAGCCAAGCGTTGCAGGAATGGCATTGGCTTTCGGAGTACACAGGAAAACATTGTGGGCATGGGCTAATGGTATCGACAGCGACTATTTACCCCCCGCAAGCCGTGACCTTATAAAAAAAGCGTATCAATTTTTGAACGCACAAATGGAAGATTACGCACAGAATGGAAAGGTCAATCCCGTCACGGCGATCTTCCTGATGAAGAACCATTTCGGTTATGCGGACAAGCAGGAGGTCGTGTTGACACCCAACCAGCAGCTCGGAGATCAGGTTCCCGCCGAGGACTTGGAGAAGAAGTATCTCGAAGATGTGGTGGGTGCGTCCAGCGACTATGACTCGGAGGACTGAGCGACTTTCACGACTTTTGCGACTATGGCTTACGACTATGCCGAGCGACTTTACGACTTTCGCCCGAACGACTTTGCGACTTTCCGGCGAGGGTCTGCGACTTTGACAGAGCTGCCGATCTCCCCACGGGGTCGGCGGCTTTTCCTTTCCCCGGGGCGGCGTGGGTTCCACCGGGGCGGCGTAAGCGCTGCCGGGGTTCCGGCCTGATCGGGGCGGCGTTTTTCGCCTTTTATATGTATAGTACATTTTCTTTTAAGTTTTCGGACAGTGGAAAGCATCAAGAAAAAACTTGAATTATTTTTAGAAACCCTATTGACATTCAAGTTAAAACTTGATATACTCCAATCATCAAGTTAAAACTTGAAATTGAAAGGGGCTTATATTATGAAAAAGATTTTTGATTTACCCGTTTGCGGTTATGACCGGGCAAAAAGTTTTTACGGAAAAGCAAAAGTTATTGAAACGGAAAACGGCGAAAAAGTTTTACAGTCCTATAATACTTTTGTTTGCCGTATTACGGCGGCGGGGCGGTTCGTTCGTATGTGGGGCGGTTATTCTGCTACTACAATGCGCCATGTGAATAGTTTTCTTTCGTTCTATGATATGAACGGCGGCGGGAAATCGTGGTGGGATATGCAGCCGGTAGAAATGGAAAAGCCGAAAGCGGCGGATATGACCCCCGCCGAAAGTTTGAAAGCCATGTATAAACGCCGTGCAGCTAACAGCGTGAATTATTGAAAGGGGTGTATCACATGAAATTCAAGACAACGCAAAAGGCAGTAAAGGCCGGTTATTCTACAATTATTTGCGTTTCCTATTGTAGTTTACAGTATCTTTTGAATTATGAAAGCCCGGTTGCCTATACACAACGTCGGGAAGGGTGGGCGGCTGATATTTACGATATGGGCGGCGGGGTTGCCATTGTAACCGGGTATGCCCCTTTCGGAAATATCCGCCCCACTTATGAACAGGTAAAAGCCGTGGAAGAACAGGCCGAAAAAATCCGCTATGATTATAGCCTTTCCTATGAACAGCAGCGGGAAAGCCTGAAAAGCCTTGCAAGGGATTTTATAAAGGGGGTTTGCAATCATGAATAAACGGGAATATTGCGAAAGCCGGGAAAGTATCGCCTATTATAGCGGCTTGAATGGGCTTGAAATCAAAGGCATTGAATACGGGATAAATGATCTTGTCTATTGCGTGTCGGGTTGTTGGTATGGAGGGAAAGCCGCGCGGCGTTTCCACCGTTGCAAAATCTACTACCCCGCAAACGGGAAAGATAGCGCATTTTTCCGGGTGCATGGGTATAAAATTCCGCTCGATGAATGTATTAAAATGGGGGTTTAATTATGAATTACATTTTCAAAACAACGGCAACAATGAAAGAATACAACAACAAAAAATGGTACATTGACGGCGGTATTGTTTCGGATATGCGCATAGATGCGGATAGCGTGGAAAATGCGCTTGAAATTTACCGGGAACGGGTGGAAGAAAAGCATTGCATCATCATTTCCAAAAATGCCATTAAAAACAAGTCGGAAATGTTCGTTGATCTATTAGACGGGGGTGCAAAACAAGTTGGTTATGTTATCACGGGCAAAACAGAGTTTGACAAGGGCGATTATACCGGATATAGCACACAGTATATTGATCTGTGGGTGACAATTCTAACCGTTGTGGATACGGTATTTTAACGGGGGTGTAGGGCATGATATACGCAAGGAAAAAGCACGGCGGCGCAAGCTGCTATCTTGTATCCCCTAATACAGTACAAGCGTTTATACGTTATGAAACATGGGCACAAGGGGTTGCAAATTGCTTTTGTAATATCACGGTAAAGCCCTATAAAGGCCGGAAATATAATCCCGCTTTTGTTTGGGTGTGCGTGGGTTGAAAGGCGGTGAAAGCGTGTATTTAATTCTTCTGCTGCTTTTGTTGCCGGTGCAAATCCTGATTGAAATATTGAAATTAAATAAGTGAACGTCGCCCCGGTGCTATTCCGGGGCGGTTATTTTTGCGCTTTTTCGGTTTGATCGGGGCGGCGTGAATGGGTGACGGGGGCGGGGGATATGCCAGCGGCAGCGAGGGCGGGGTAAGCTGAAAAATACCCGCAAAAAATAAAAAGGTCAATTTCAAGAAATATCTTGACAAGTTAAAACTTTAATGCTATCATTTTCTCAGAGGTGATAATTATGACTTCCAAAGAAATTGTAAACAATCTCATGCAAGCACAAGGGGTAAGCAACGCTGAAATGGCAGCTAAACTCAATTTGACACAAGCTGCCCTTTGGGACAGACTCAACCCCAAAAAGACTAACAACATGACCGTTAAGAAGTTCAACGAAATGCTCAAAATGCTTGATTACAAAATTGTGGCAGTTCCCAGAAAAACCCGTCTATCGGAAGGAGGTTTTGAAGTTGAATGACACATTAAAGCTGATTGAAACCCGTACCATCAATGATGCCCTCGTTAATGGGTATTACGGCAAGAAAGAAGCATGGTTCACCCGTGATGAAATCGGTTCGGTTCTTGGTTACGCTGACCCCCGGCAGTCCATAGCGAATATCCACAATCGTCACAAAGAGCGGTTTTCGGATAAATCAGTCCAAATCAATTTGATTTGCACTGATGGAAAAAGCTATGACACTACCGTTTATAATTTCAAGGGCGTTATGGAGATTTGTCGTTGGAGTAAGCAACCGAAAGCCGATATGGTTATGGAAGCACTTTACGACATGGCTGAGTCCGTTGCTCGTACCGGTTTCTATTCCGTACTTCCCGATCAGGAGCTTATCGACCTTCTTGTGAAGCGTCAGAGCGAGAACCCGACATTTCTCAGAGAAGCCGCCGTTGACTTAAAATCTAAGAAAGCTCTGGAACAGCTTGCCCAAGACGCACAGCTTAGAGAATTGTGGAAACAGAGAGCTGAACTCCCTCTCGGTGAGTACAAGAGTAAACTCGATGTTATCTGTAACGGCAACTTCACCCTTCTCAGCAAGGAAATCAAGAAATACGAGAAATGGTACACCGCTTTTAAGGCTCGCAAGGTAGATTATAGCTTGTAAGCTATTAGAGTGCATAAACTCTCTATATATGCGCGTACTAAGAGAAAGTTATATAACTCAATAGCTCGTAAGCTATTATGGAAAAGAGAACGACATGACAGTAAAAGAAATTGTCTATCTGCTGTCTACGAAGCAGGGATTGACCCAAGATGACTTAGCCAATAAAATAGGCTATACCAATCAAGGGAGTGTCGCTCGTCCTCTTTCCCGTAATAGTGGAATGACCATGCAAGTTGGCACACTCATTCGCTGGTTGGAGTCTTTGGACGCTCAAATCGTCATTGAACCTCTTGACGGTGATGACGGATATGTTTTGGACGGGGAGAAAGAGTTATGAGATGGGGATATGGTCGAGTTAGTTCTAAAGGACAACGGCTCTATGGTATGTCGCTTGAAGATCAGCTTGAAAGGCTGCTGGCGCAGGGTATTGACCAAGAGCATATCCTACTGGATACCTACACTGGCACGAAGATCGACAGGCCAAAGTTTAACGAAGTTCTCTCCAAGCTGGAACCCGGTGACGAATTGGTGGTGTGCAAGCTCGACCGCTTTGCCCGTACTGCTCCCGAAGGAGCCATGTTGGTTCGTGACTTGGTGGAACGAGGTATCAAGGTCAACATTCTCAACATGGGCGTTGCGGACAATACGCCAATGGGAAAAGTTATGGTGACAGTCATGCTTGCGTTTGCCGAGTACGAGCGAGATATGATCGTTGAAAGAACCAGCATGGGTAAGGCCATGAAGCGTGAACATGACCCTGACTGGCGGGAAGGTCGCAAATTAAAAGAAATTGACAACGAGCAGTTTGAAAAACTCGCTCAAAAACAAAAAGACGGTCTTATTACCGTGGCGGACTGCTGCCGGGAGCTTGGTATCAGCCGCTCTACATGGTATGACCGGGCAAGAAAGGTTGGTTGATAATGGCGTACTATCAGTTTTCATTACCCATGACTACCAGCGAAAGCTATCAGCTTATCAAGACAGTCTGTGAACGGTCTTGCACCATCAAACAGGACTGTCCGAATGAGAGCATTGAGGTTCGAACAAGGTTCCGCATGGGGAAAGGTTCTCTCCCGTTTGTGTTTTATTTGAGGGAACTGGAAGACGGAACTGAAATCATGGTCAGCTCGGATAACGCAACGCTCACGGGGGCTTTAGCGGCGATGAACGGAAATAAGCCGGAAAGCGTTTGGGATTTGCCGGACAAAGAATGGAGCGATCTCATTGAGGATTTCCGAAAGGAATATCCTGCTTTCCCCTTGCAAGTTGGAAAGCCTGTTCCGGTTGCCGCTGAGCCTTGTGATGATGGCATGGGGCAGGAGTCAATTAGCCGGGGCAAAAATGTATCTCTCGGTAGAGCGGCGGTTGGCGGTCTGATGTTTGGCAGCGCCGGTGCCGTGGTAGGAGGTTTTAGCGGCATCAAAAA